AGATAGACCACTCGCCTTATCATAAATTACTACACTGTCGTCTGTAATTCTTGACACATCTAAATTACCTGTAGTAAGTTTTCCTGCGCTTAAACTACTTACTTTCGCGTCAGTTATTGCAGCATTAGCTATTTTAGCATTAGTTATAGCAGCATCAGCTATAATACCTGAAGCAGCAGTTATTGTATTTGTTGCTATTTTACCAGCAGTAATTGTATTAGCTGCAATTTTTGTAGCAGTTACTGCATCCGCAGCAATCTTAACTTCTGTTACTGCATCGTCTGCTAATTTAGTTGAAGTTACACCATCTCCTGATCCTGTTGAATCAGCAATTGTAACAGTAGTAACCGTACCATCTTGTAAATCATTTGTTTTAATTGGTTTATCGCCAATACTAAATGTTAAAGTTGCAGCGTTTGATTCTGTTCCAGTACTATTTAACGCGCTTACACTTGCTACATAATTGGTTCCTATAGGTAAAAAATTAAGATCAGTAAAATGCTTGTCTGATATTCTGTTAATAATTTGCCTACCGCTACTATCTACAACATTAATTCTATATTCATAGTAAGCATAATCTGTAGGAACGTCCCAAGAAATAAATGGTCTACCTGTTAATGAAGAATTTGTATCTGTAAATGCTAAGTTAGCTGGAGCTTTTACTGCAAAAATAGTCGGTAAATCAATAACATCATTAACGTTTTGTTGTGGTGGTACAGTCCAACTATAAACATCAAAATACTCAATTAAAACAACTCTTACTAAGCCATCTTCTTGTAATTCTATTTGTGTAACCCTCATTACTTTTCCACTTAATCCAAAGCCTACAGCTGTAAAATCTACAATATCTCCAATGTTAAGCTTATACATTTCTATTGTGCCTGTAAAAGCAATTGCTAATTGATTCCTTGATCTTGTAAGAATTCCTTTTGCTAAATTAAAAGCAATGTAGGGATCAGTAATATGTGGAAACTGTGCTGAAATTTCTAATTCTTCTCCGCCATCATCTGAAGTAAAGTTAGGACTAGCATCGTGTAAAACAGTAACTGTATCGGGTTCAAAATCATTTTGACCATTTACAAACTCTACTACAACTTTATTTGCTCTTGCATCTTTACTTCCATAACTTATTTCCATGCCTTCTTTTGCAATTATATGATCATCATTTATACTAAAACTTGAACTACCTATGTTTTCTATATGTAATTCAAATTTACCATCTACATAATTAAATATACCTCTCATACAAGCTAAAAGTTCTTTAGAGTTTTCTATAATATTGTTATCAGGATCAATTACGCCATTGCAATGAAATTTAGGTATAAATGTGTTTGCATTTGCTACAGTTCCATCAATATCATAATTTTGTGTCAAAGGATGTTCTAATTCCCATGAAACTACATATTTATTAGACGCACTAAAAGGAAATTTATACTTGTAAGCTTCTGTAATTATTCTATTGTTAACAATAATATTCCCGCCGTTATCTTTTAAAACAATTTTTTCACCTACTTTAAATTTTTTCCAATCAGAAAAGCTATCTATAAAAGCAAGAGATTCGCCAGACGTTCCCGACCAAGCAACTGCAGCTTCTGTTCCATTAAAATCTGGTCCGTTATTTGTATTGTCACAAATACCTGCAGCAGTAGAGAATGTAGACATATTTATAACTGTATTTGATAATCCTTTGCCATACTCGTTGTTTGTTATGTAATCTAGAAATGTTAATGCTGGATTATTTGACCATTTATATGTAGATACATTTCCAAATGTTTGTGTATTATCCCTAGGATCAAAAACTTTTTTTCCTTGCACTAAAACAGTTAATTGAGGAACATTTCTAAACATACCTTCCGTATCGTAATGATATTTTGCAGCAATATAAGCTATACCATTAAGCTTGTGATTAGAAGTCCATTTTGATATAGAAGCATCTAACATAGGATCTACAGTTTGTGAAGCAGCACCGTGATGTAGATTAAAAACCATTCTATACACTCCAGTAGGGTCAGTTCCGTTTCCTGTAACAGATGTTATAGCTCCTGATTGTGACGCAGTATTTAAACTACCTGCTCCTGAATTTATTTTATCTGAACCTATATAATAACCGTCTTTAAACCTTTCTGAATTTGTTATAAGATCACCATCAATCTTAATGCTATTTGGCGCTATATTATCAATTTCTCCAACACCTAATGCATAAACAACAAACAAGTCTTTGTTTTCATTGTTACGTGTTTCCATGTATACAATTTGAGCACCTACTCTTCTAGATCCATAAATAACAGGTATCTTTCCGCCTGCAATAATTTTATTTGCTTTTATACCTTCTGTTTTTTGTTGTAAATTTTTTGCTTGTTCTTTAGCGTCTAGGTAGCCAGCAACTCCTGCTGTTACACCTAAAACAACTGCAGCAATTAATAATGGAAAACCAACAGGACTTCCTGCTAAAAAAGCTATACCTACTGCCGTTGCAGCAATTTGAGCAGCATCTGCAAGTTTTTTAAAAAAACTCACGATTTACCCCATTTTAAATTAGGTTGTATTTCTGTTGCAAATTGTAAACCTAAATCTCCAGATGAAAAAGTTTGTTGTGATTCATTTGTAAAGTATCTTCCTTTTTTTAAAGACCAATTTGACCATTGTGTACTAACATTTAATTGCAAAAGAGTATTATCAATATTTTCTCTAATACTTACAGTGTCTATAAAACCTGTAAAATAATTTATTGCACCTACAAAAGCATTAGAAGAGTTTAAAAAACCTAAAAAAACTTCAACTTTTATATCTGTAAAATCTCCATTTTCAATTTGGCTTCTTACTTGATCAGTTACATTGCTAATACTAATACTCATACTATCAACTTCTAATTTTCCTTTTTCTGCTATTTTATCAAGAGCAATTAAAGAACCGCCTGCTTCGTAATTTTCTGAATCATAAGTTAAGTCATAAGCCCAATTAGTAAGTCTTATCACTGTTCCAGTATGTAACTTTATAAGAAACGCTATTTGTGTTGTTTGATTAGAAACTTCTGTTTGTAAATCTGTCGATAAACTTCTAGGCATTAAGTAATTACCTCTCTAACATCAAAACTAATACTGTATAAACCATTTGCACTTGTTGTATACATAATTTCATTGCTAGAAAGATAAACTGTAAAAGATGGTTTATTTACCGTTACAGCTTCGTTATTTGCTAAAGTACTTACTAGCGCAGGTGAAATTAGAACAGTACATTGTCCAGATCCATCAGAATCAATATTTGATTGAATCATATAAACTTTTGTATGATTAGCAAATTTTATAAGATCTCCTGCTTTTAAAACTGAAGAAGTATTAGTATCAAAACCGTCTAAAACTATAGAAGCGTCTCCTGTTGCATGTGCTCCATTTACTAAAATATCTGATTGTGTTCTATTTGATCCTAAATTATTTGTTGGATATTCTATTGTAAAATTTTCAAAAGATCCTTTTTGTTTTTGTAAAAAAGCAAATATACTTTGTGATTCTTCTTGAGTCATTGGAGGCATTGAAACTTGAAAAGAAAAATATTGCGAGCCAATTATTCTTGATGACTTTTTACCTGATAAAGTTTGGTTAGTTAAGACAGGCCTATTATCTTGAAAATTTAAAGTTCTAAAAGAAGGGTTAGTAGGAAAAGCACCGCTCATTAAACAATACCCATTTTACCGTTATTATGCATAGCATTATTTATTATCTGCGTAATCAGTTGTTTTCTAGAAGATAGCAAAGCATCAAAACCTTGAGCGTCTACTGTGTTAATGTTAAAGTTAACGGTTGCTCCTCCAGATGTTTGTCCTTGTGTATGATCTATAACTGATTCGTTTGGATGTAATATTGCAGGAAAACCACCTTTTCCATCTATACCACCTGTTCTCGATCCTGACCCTGTAAAACCACCACCAGCATAACTTGGAGTACTAAACGAAAAGTCTGGTATCATGTTAGCAATTGGTCCTAGTATTGCTTTTCTAACAAATATTCTTAACATTTCTTTTATTACAAAATCACTAAAGCTTTTAAAATTTAATTTTCCAGTTTGTAAACTACTCACTAAAGAATCTTCAAATGATTTCATAGCTCCTACTAAACTTGTTTTAATAACATTACTGTTTAACTCTATTTCTTGTTTAAATTTTGCAAGAGGATCTAACAAGTCTGTTAAGCCAGCACCTAATTTTGATATTACTTTATCACCTGTTGTTCCAATTTCAGCTAGTTTTAATTGAGCTCCTGCAAAAGCCTCTGTAAGTTTGTTAAAATCTTCTTCTGTAAATGCTGCTGCTTCTCCTAACAAACCAAACAATGTAGAAGCTCTTTGTAATATATTAGCAAAATTCATAAAACCTATAGCAACGTTTTCTATAGCCATAAGAACATCTATTGCTAAAATTTTTGCAAAAGCTGCAAAACCTCCTTCAGACCCTGCAATACGAGTCATAAAAGCACCAAACTCTGTTGCAAGATCTTGTAATACGGGTAAAAAAGCTGTTGTTATATTATTTGTTAAAGCTTGAAATTGTAGTTTAATAACTGCAATAGTATCGTTAAATTGCTGTGTTTTATCTATTACATCTTGACTAAGAATTATTCCAAGTTTATCTGCTCTATCTATAAATTCATCTAATCCTTCTGCGCCATTTCTAAAAACCTCGCTCATTGCTGCACCAGCTCTTCCAAATAAGTTTGCAAGAACCCTTGTTTTTTCCATGTCAGAACCTAAGTTTGAAACACCTTCTGCAGTGTCTCTAAGTATGTCATCAAAAGATCTTAGAGTACCATCTGAATTTTTTATTTCTACGTTAAGATCTTTGAAAATATCTGCTTGTGTTTTTAGTCCAGAACCTGCATCACCAATAGATCTTGCAAACTTAACAAGCCCTTTCTGTGTTTGTTCTATAGAAGATCCTGATTCAATTGCTGCTAATTGAAATGCTTGTAAGGTTTTTGTTGTTATACCTGTCCGCAGTGCGGTTTTACCGAGTGTATCAATAAAATCAAATGATTTTTTAAATACTACAACTAATGCAGCTGATAAAGCTCCTAATCCTAAAGCTAATTTTCCTATAGCTGCACCTGCGTTTTTAGCAAACTTACCTACAGATTTAAGACCTTTATTTAAAGTAGAAAAGGCCTTTTGGCTTTTTGAAACAACCTCTAAAACTATTTGATATTTACTTTTTGCTAATGCCATTTTTATTTATATTATCATAATATGCGCACCATAGAGTAAACTCATCGACGGTCAATTTATTTTCTAAATCGCCTACTGTATAACCGAGTCTATCAGCTAATGCAAATAGAGTTTGCCAATATGGCTCGGTTACAACTTTTCCGCTTCATCGTTTGATAAACTTCCTAAGATATCCGCAGCAACTGTAGATATAATACCTACATCTGCTTTATGCATAAAATCTTGTTTATCTGCAATAGTAAATAATTGTTTTCCGTCTTTATCTAAAGCCTTTAAAATAATTGCATTAACCATTACTTCTAGATCAGAATTACTAGCCATCTTATAAAGACGTTTAGATTCTGCAAGAGTTATTGGTTTTACATATATTTTTAACGGCCCTGATTCATCACCCCATTCGGGTACATCAAGAATATTTATTTCTTGTGCGTCAAAATGAGCTTTAACGTTATCTATTACGTTAGCCATTAAAACGTACTAATTGTTAAACCACCACTTCCTTGACATTCAATTGTCATTTCAACAAGTCCTTCAGAAGCACCTGTTATATTTTTGGAAGTAACTATAGCTGTTCCAGTTAACTTGTATGATCCTGAGCCTACTCCTTCTGGACCTAAATTTAAAGTTATAGATGATCCTACTGTAGCAGCAACTTGCGCGTTTGTATCTGTGTCGTCAAAATATAACTCTAAAGTGCAAGTAAAGTCAGTAAGTGTAGCTTCATAAGATTTTGCGCTATCACCCATGCTAGTAGATTCAACTACGTCAGCGGTTTCAGTAATACTATAAGATCTAACTTCTGCAAATGCATTAGAACCTAGCTGTACAACACCACTTTTACCAGTAAATACTGCCATTATTTATCCTCTTTAATTTTAGTTTTAGTTTCAGACTGCTTTTCAACAGTCCACCCGTTTGCTACTAAATTCTCAACATCTTTTTCAAATACAGTTATAGTATCTTTTCCATTAGCTGAGTACAAAGTAATTTTATCTTTTTCCATATTAGCTCCTATAATGCAACATCTGGCGCATTTTCAGTAGTTATATATGTAACATTATACACCATTGATAGTGACGCAACAGGTTGATCGCCTTCTCCATTGTAATCTATTTCTGTTGTTTCTAAAAACGAATCTATAGCAAGATCATTATGTGTTGTATCATTTGACATAGCTACTTCAATCTCTTTTGCAATAGTATCTACAGTATCATCTGTGTTTGTAGTTCCTTTTGCAAAAGCTTCTATAACTATTTGTAAATCTCTTTGTAAGGTTCTATTTGTTCCCATTTCTTGTGGCATAGAAGATTCTGACTTTGTATATATAATTAATGCAGGTAATTTAGAGTTTTCTAAAGGATATACTCTACTTTGATAAACATTAGATCCAGTAGTAGCAAGACCAGTTAAAGTTGTGCCTATTCGTTCTCTTATTTGTTGTCTTATATGATTAGCCATTTACTTCCAGCATTAATATGACAATACCTGTACCGTCATCTTGTATTTCAGTTACATTATAATTTGTAGCTGCTTTAATTGTATTACCTTCTATATCTTTAATTGCAGATATATTTAAAGCATTGCCTTGTACAACATCTAACACGTCTAATTGTCTACAATGTGCCATAGGCTGATTAGTTTCTATTTCACCATCTCCAAAATCTATAGGTTCATTGTTAAAAATAACATTAATATTTTTAGAAGTATTAGAAGAGTTTATGTAAGTTGCTTGAACGCCGTGTGCGTTATTATCAAAATAACCTGCAAAATCTTGTTCGGTTTCAGTAAATAATTCACTCATTGTTTTTCTAAAATAAGTTTAATAATACCAGTGTTATCATTCTCTACTTTTTTACTAAGTAAGTTCTTTCTGGTTTTAATTGTGTTCCTTCATTAGTTGTTATAGCATTTACAATTATTCTATCATCTTGTGATATATAAATAGCATCACTATGTTTTATATAAGCTACAGATTGTACAGAAGATATTCCAGTTGTTCCCTCATCAATTAAAAAATACTGCTCATCAAATATTAATTTAATATTTGTACTATTTCCTGAGTCAATATCAAACCAAGTATCTATTAATCCAACTCTTTGATCCCATAAACTAAATTGTGCTTCAAAAAAAGTTGCAGTGACTCCAATTCCTTTGTTACTAACATAGGTACTAAAATCACTTGCACTTTCTAAAGCCATTATTTAGATCTTTTTTTTAGTTCTTTTTTTGACTTTTCTAATCCAACAGATCTATTGGTTGACTCTTGCTTTGGTTTATCTTTAGCAACTTCAGCTTTATTATATTGTATTAATATATTTCCAACATCTTCTCCAAGCTCTACAACTTCACCTGCTTTTACGTTTTTACCATCAGCGACAGTATCTCTTAAAATTAAATATTTCATTTTTTCACCTTTTTTAAAAACAGGAGGCTTTACGCCTCCTGTCCTTGTGTTTAACACCATGTAGTTTACGAAGCTACGCAGAAAGAAACAGCATGTCTTACAGCTGTATCTACACTTTGTAATGCGACGACACGTACCGTACCAGATTTAGAGTTGCTAAATGGATCAACAACAATATCTAGTCCACCAAACATACCGATAAGCAAGTCTTTCATGTTACCGAAAACGTAGTTGTTTGCAGTAAGCTGAGCAGATACATTAGTTCTATATCCGTTTACTTGATCACCAACAGCTATAAACTGTGCAGTGTTAGTTGCTTTCTCAGTTGTTTTTAAAGTACCATAGTTAGTTGGGTGCATAATATACATTAAGTCACCAACTAATGCGTTATCTACAGCAACAGCAGTTTCAATGCTTACAATTTCTGCAAACGTTGGAGCTGCAGCACTTGATAAAGAAACTGTATTAATACCAGTAGTATTAGTAATACCTTTAGGATTACCTGAACTACCGCTACCTTCTAAAGCAGCATCATCAATTGCAATTGCCATAGCAGCAGCTAAATCATCTCTAATTAAGTTTTCAACATCAAGAGATGATTGAGTAAGTAGTTGTCTAGTTACCTCAGTAAATGCACCTAAAGTTTTAGGAGTTAAACTAACGTTTCCGATAGTCATTTCTGATTCACCAGCGTCACCACCTTCACTGCTAATAAACGCAGCAGCACTTGCAGCAGTCTTTTTAGGGATTTTTACATCGCCTGTTAAGCCTCTAAGCATAGTAGCTGAGTCCATAACTGCAGATTTGTTTCTTAATACATCTATAAAGTCTCCGCCTCTGTAATCTTCAGCGATTAAGTCAGCTTCGTCAGTTGTATTTAAGTCACGTTGACTCCATGAGGCCATTACTTCCGGTGGAAGCATAATGCCTTGTGCAGTTCTGCCGTACACTTTTGCAGCTTCTTCTGAACACTCAAATTCGTATTCAGCTTCATTCTGCGCCCTTCTGTCAGTAGGATTTGCTAAAGCATTAATTGCTCTAACAAGTGAAAACCTACGTACATCTTTTTTAGTCATTCCGATTTGAGGAGTTTCTAAAGGTTTATTATCTTCTATATTTTCTAATAATATTCCTCTAAACTCATCAACTGAAACACCTTCTGAAATTGCTTTATCAGCTAAATCTCTTCTGTTGTGTTTAGTAGCAAGGTCTAAAATTTCTTTAGAGTTTCTTTGAAATTCTTGACGAGCACTAACAACAGCTTCAGATCTAACTTCATCTAAGTTAACTTCAGGTTTTTTTTCAATAACTTCTGTCATTTTTTTGTCCTGGTTAGTGGGTTTATCTTTAGAACGTCCAACACCAACAGCCATTGATTGATCAGCTGGCACAGAGACAATGCTCACTTCCATAGGACTATGTCCTACGATATATGCTGGCTTACCATTAACGTTATCAGCTGCACGTTCCATTTTGTTTACGACATAGCCTACGCTGATATTTTGACGAATACCATCTACTACATCTCTAAATACTTCATCAGCAAGTGCACTTCGACCAAAACGCACTATAGCAACAGCTCTTTTTGTTGACTGATCAAGTTTATACTGTTCTATCACTCCAATTTGTTGCCTCATGTCGTGATCTAACAATAAAGGAGCTCTTCCTGAAGACATGAATTCCATGTCAACATCTCCTTGTTCATGAGAAAGAATTTCCATGCCAAAGTCCCTTTCTACAGGTTCTTCAGAAGACACGCCAATTCTAACTCTTCTTTTTTCTTCATCTATATATGAAGCTCGACTTAGATTAATAGTTCTATAAATAACTTCCATGTTATCAGACCTATCTTCTTCATCTTCATAACTTGACTCTTCTAAATCTAGATCATCAAGTTCGTTTTCTACCATACCCTCTGTTTTAGCAAATTTAACAACTACAGCGTCATCAGTTTCGCTAACGTCGAGGATATGCCTATCTTCTTTATCCATAGATTTTACCTCGTGAGTTATAGTTTCAATATTTGAATCAAAAGATTCAAAACCTCTTATTGGACTTATTTTAGTTAAAGTACTAAATTTATGTCCTACTCTTACATCTGTTGATTCTCCACCTCTATATAGTTGTATTAAAGCGGCTGGATCTTCAGCTGTTCCTGTTAGTGTAAGTTCTGAGCCTGGTATATTTATTTTACCGTCACGCTCAACTTTAATAATTTTTCCTCTAGCTCTTCCTCCAGAGCTACCCCAACTAACAAAGTCTCCAACTTTTAAATCGTTAGGACCTGCTCTTAAGCTTCTATCATCTTCATTTTTCATTTGATTCACCATCTTCGGTACCTTGTATATCTGGCTCTACAGGCATTTTAACACCATAAGGTTGAAATGCTGTTCTTATTCCGTATTGTTCAGCTAATTTTGATTCTCTATCATGTTGTTCAAATAACTCTTCTACATCTCTACCATAATTTGATTGTACATCTTGAAAAGTAACTAATCCTGATTGCATACCACTTATAGAAGCCATCATTTCTTTTTGTGGGTCTACCCAAGAGAAAGATCTTGGTATAAAGTTTGCTGAATTTTGAAATTTTTCAAACCGAGATATTGGTAAAGGTTGTCCACTAGGACTTGTACTAATCTCACCTGTAAGAATTGCCATTTCTAACCATTTTTCAAAAACAGGTCTTACAAAATGTTCAATTGTAAATTTTTGATACAATCTATACATCTCTCTATCTTCTAACGCCCCTGCTCTTAAAGAGCTGTAATTAACAGAACTTAAATCGTTTGTTAAAGCATGGTAAGAAATATTTAAACCAGAAGCTATGCTTCTTAAAACAGAAGTAGTAAAAGAGTCAAACGCAGTACTAGGATGATCTGGATCAAAAGTTTTAAAATCTGTTCCAGACGGTAATTGTTCAAATGTACCTGCTTCTGCATTCATAAGAGGTACATATTCTTCATCTTCACCATCTCCTACATACTGATCACCATCTGGAGAAACAAAAAATCCCATTTTAGAAGCAGCTGTTCTTGCAGCTACTATCTCAGCTTCCATATAACCATTTAACATTTTAATGTTTGTCATTGCAGAAGCTGTAAAAGGTACACCTCTGTTTTGTTCAGGTCTATTTGGCATATATGCGTGTATCATTTTATCAGCTGATACTCTAGTATGTCTTTGTTTTCCTGTATTATATACTTGATCATAAGGATGTTTTTTAAACAAATGATAAGCAATAGGCTTGTCATATTGATCAACTTCGACTCCCATTTTTATTTGATTACCACTACTTTTAGCTTCTTGATTTTTATCCTCATCAAGGTGATCTGCTTCTAAAAACTGTATTCTATAACCATATTTATAATTTTGACCGCTATTATGTCTAACTAAGACTTCACCATCTCTACACAAAGATTCTACAAATAATTTTTGACAATCTATAAAAGACTGCCTTTCATTAATTGTACAATGTCCAAGTTTACACCAATCTTTCCATTTATCTTCAATAATTCTATTTGCAAGCATGTCTAAAGATCCATCATCGTTCCTTGCTTTCATGCTTAGTCTTATACCATTATGTCCTATAACGTTGCTGACCATTAAATTTAAATATCTTTGAACATAACTATCATTTCTAGCTAAGTCCCTAGATCTATCTCTTAAAGTTTTAAGCTGACCTTTAATTTCAGCATCTGCTGAAGTAGATGTTTGTAAAAAATCAGAAAATAATCTGCCGCCTTTTGCGCCGTTATATCTTCTTACTTTGCTTATTTTAAGTTTGTTGTTTTTTCTTGTCCTGAATCTATCGTACCAAGCCATTAGAATTTAACTCCTACAGTATTTCCTGATCTTTGTTTATTTTTTATTCTAGCCTTTTTAATCTCTTTTAAGTATTCTGCTTTATAAGTTGATCTAAAAGTAAGAAGCTCATCTACACTCATTCTAGATAATGATCTTCCTGCTATAGAAAATGATGACTGATCAATAGTTGCTCTGTTTTCTAAAACAGCTTCTATATTATCTAAACATTTTTTTGCATGACTTCTTAAATCAGCGTTTGTATTTGCAAAGTTAGTTTGTATAGTTGTTCTGCCAGAGTCTATTTCTATTCTTTCTGAATCAGAAGATCTAGTGATGAAGGCTTTCCAAACATAATCACCTGCTGTATAACTAGTGGTACTTGAAGAAGAAACTTCGATAAAATACGTATCAGAAGCTTCAACAGCAGTTAAAGTAAATTTGTGTGAACCGCCTCCGCCACTATCTTCGTGAAATTCATACGTTAAAGCGTATGATCCAATAGGATAATTATTGTTTAAATCTTCTCTTTTCCAAGCCCATCTGTCTCCAGAAACTAAGACATCAGGTTCTTGTGTTGGGTAATTTGCTCTATCGAATAAATTTGACATATAACGTTTTAAGGAAAAAAAATCCTATACGCAATATATTATATTTTAATTTTAACTATTTTTATATGTTTCAATACTTAAATTGTTTTTATTTAAAATATAAGTATCTGACGGATGTACATTTAAATCGTTAAAACTATTTATTAATCCTAGTTTTAACATTTTTTTTTGCCTACCTTTTGGATGATCAGTAATTTTACAACTGTTCCAAATATTATCTCTATCTAAATGATCATAGTCTTTTCCAGGTTTTATATAATTTTCAATCCATCTTATATAATCACACATAACATCTTCTGTATTGTAAGGTAAAGAACCCGTGTCTTCGTGTATTTTTTTTACTAAATTATCAATTGGTTCTTTATCGCTAATAAGTTTTGCGCACTCTATTGCATTAGAACCGTAAAAAAAATCTGACTCTGTATCTATAAGATCAGGAAACCAATCTGCAATATCAGCTAAAAAGGCAGCGTATTGAAACTTATATTTTACTAGACCCATTTTATTATTCCAATCGTACATAATATCTGCTAACTCTCTAAATGTTATATTTTGTTTTTTTTCTAAAGTATCGACAATTAAATTTATTAGACTATGCAAATAATTAGTAATAAAATAATCTCCCCCTCTTTTGTAGTATATCTTTAAATGATCTGGTACTTTTGGAAACCTTGGAAATTGATAACCTACAGAAGTATAAAAAGTTTTATCGTAACTCTTTACAAATTCTTTTATATCATCGATATCATTACATTCAGATAAATCAAATAAAATTGTATTATGATAACCGCTAGGTTTTTTTGCGTAATTTATTGCACTTCCTGTCAACCTATGAATCATAAAAATAAATAACCATGTTTTTAAATCGTGTTTTTTACCTCTCCATTTTTTTATAATATTTCTTCTTTCATTAGTACAAAATCCCATTTGTATTTTTGTGTAATAAGGATGATTTCTTTTATCTTGATAAAAAATATCGTTTATAATTTGACTAAAACCAGCATATTTTCTTTCTACAACATCATAAAGTTCAACTTCTTTCATAAGATTATCTTCTATATCACAATCTTTATGACTTAAAACTCCTAAATTACAATGGCTTTGTTGTTTTTTTGCCATTTTATAATATCTAATAAATTCTTCGTAATACTTATTCATTCCAATCTCTATAACTATCTATATTTTTGTATAAATTTTTATTTTGCAAAATAGGTTCTGTTCCTACATTCCAAAACAAAATATCTTTATTTGTATTTTTTGGTATATACTTCCAAACTTTAGCATCATAAGAATCAACTGAAGGAAAAGGTGGCATGTTTTCTTTACTTTCTAAAGTTTGAAAAGGTAAAGGTTCTGATATTACCTCTGATCTTCCTAGCTCACCTTCTTTTAAATTTCTTGCAACAGCAACTGAAATAAACTTTGCGTTTGGCCAAGCTAGCTGTAAAGATCTTGATAAGACACCAGTTGATATTGCTGTATATACAATATCTGGTTCTTTTATTTTTTTTGCTACTTTTATCATTCCGCAAACTACAAGTTTATGGTTTAATCCTAAGGGTACAAAGTAATGTCCATTGTCTTCTGCATATTTTTTTGCAATTCTATTTAAATTAGGCATAGCAGCTATCCTATGAAATATAGGCTTTGCTCCTCTTTCTATGCAACAAGCTTGATGTTCGCTTATTTTTTTTGATGATGGCATAAATAAAATAACATTTTTATTATGTCTTTTTGCAACGTCAAGTATGGAAACTCCTGCTAACCCCACTCTAGGCTGTACATAAACTATAGTGTTTTCTTTTACTTGACTTAATAAAGCGTCTGCTCCTCTACATTTAGTACCTATTAAAAGATCATCTCTTACGACCCTTATATTATTGTAAGTATTTATAACAGGTTCAGGATATGGATCTTTCCAACCTTTTAATAAATCAAGATATATATTTTTATATTGTTGGTCTTTATTTATACCGTCTTGTATATGATTATTGTGAGTCATTTTCTATAAAACTACCCCAGTCTTTTCTTCGATAATGTGTTGGTGATATGTGTACACTTGAACGTAATTCCATTATTTCTTTTGCATATTTTTCTGAGTCCATAGTATACCAATGTGGTGGAGGCGATACAACATGCCTATAATTTTGCAATAAATATCTTCTCCACTCATTTGTAAGATCTTTTCTTTCTGTTTCTGAACCAAAAAAAGGTGTTCCTTTATAGAAACCTGTTTTAGGTATTCTTCTAAACTGATATTCTACAGGTACAGGACAAGCTAATTCAACTCTAATATCGTGCCTTTTTTGTAATTCATAACTACCCTTAATAAGAGTGTTTATCATTTCTTTCCAATCTGTATTATTTCTAATTATATGATGTCTTATATCAATTGATCCAAAACACAAAGTCATTCTTACGATGTTTTTCGGTACTTTTATATAATCATACCAATGTTTTCTTTTTAGCAATCCATATAATGTAGCGCCATCTTTTCTAAGAATAGAATCATAACGTTTAGAAAAAGCTATAGAGTGTGAATCTCCGTAAGTAAGACCGTTAAACTCTAACAAGTTATAATCACTATATTTTACAGACTTTAAGTTTTTACAAAACTCTGTAACTTGATTGCACCAGTTTTCAGTTACTTTTTCGTATGTACTTTTTGCATTTAAACGTTGTTTAAAAAGTAAACCATAATCTGGCATGTCACGATCTAAAGAAACAACATTTTTATGTTTCATAACGGTGTTAAACTTTTCATATATATCTTTATTAAGACCGCCAAATAGATTTAATGAACCTTTAAAATCAACTCTGTGATCTATATATACAGTTTCATACTTTAAAATACTTTTTGTACACTTGTGATTTATACTTGCTGCTAAAATTTCTGACCAACAAAAACTCCAACCATAAGCATGAGATTTACTATTACTTGGTATATTTGCTAACGGATTTGTTATCGTGTTTTTCATAATGTATGTTTCCTTTTTTAAATATATCTTCTGTTACAACAAATGATTCTCTCCAGTAATCACTAACTACTGGTTTAGACCAACTATAAACTTGTTTAATTCCAACTTGTACAATTGCTTTTGCACATTCACTACAAATATCTAAACCATATACAAACAAACAAGAATCTTCTAATGATATGCCATTTAATGTAGCATGATATATACAATTCATTTCAGCATGAACTATGTATTTATATTTGACTTGTCTGTTTTCGTATAAATTTTTATCATCATCAAATGATCTTGGAAAACCGTTGTAACCTTGTGATAATACTTGACCTTTATTTCCAATACAAACGGCGCCTACTTGTGTAGATGGGTCTTTACTCCATGTAGCTATTTCTTTAGCTAGTCTAAAGTATCTATGCTTCCAAGTATTCGAAATGTCTTTCATAAATATGTAAATTTTGTACTTGCCAAAATATATCTCCTACATCGATATTTAGTAAATCGCTAATCATAGTTAATAAATATTCTTGCCATGTATAATCATTTTTATAACCATATACTACATCGTTACTTCTCATTTGCACGACGCAGTGTAATTTGTTATGCCTAATATAGTAAGTAACTGCGTTAGTACAAATAAAATCGTTTTTGCCGTTACTTTTATATTCTTCCCAGATAGAAGGTCTTGTATATACTAAACAAGCTCTTCTTGTATCTTTATTTTCTAATAACTCGTCTACAACTTTTCTAAATTGATTATAGTATTGATCAGAAAAAACAATGCGTCCATAATTACTATTTACTTCTCCATGATCATTAGCAGCATATTTCCATGCTGCTGGTATAATTTTATAAGGTAAATCTTTTACATTTGTACTTTGACTTTTATACCATTCTAATTCTGCATTTATATATTCTTTATTTACATTTCCAAATATAGTATTTGAATCACAAATAAAACTAGCAGGAATCATTTCAATAGTTTTCTGACCTGTCTTGTCTATAGTAAATTCTTTATTGTTGTATGCATTAATAAAATAATCTTTTATATTACTTGTCTTGTCCATCTATTTTCCCTCTATGAAATAAAATTAAAAACGTTGCATAGTTAATAAGATCTTTTGCGTTGTCTTCTATACCTTCAAAGTTTGGTTCACCGTCTGTTTCTATTAATGACCATAATCTAGTTGTTTTAGTATGTATCATTTCCATAAGAGA